ATGGGGTAGATGTGCATGAAGTCAAAGAGCGGTTGGGTCATCAGTCAATCGTAACGACGGAAAGGTATCTGCACCGTATCCGCCACCAACAGTCAAAGGCTGCCGAGGTAGTCAATGACTATTTGGAGTGATTATGAAAGCACAAGAAAAAGCAGAGGCTTTAGCAAAAGCCTCAGCAAAAGTAATGGCAGAGCGTAAAAACTCAGCCAAGTTAAAGATAAAGGCGTTGGGCATTAGCGGTTTCATAGTGATACTTGCTAGTGGCTTTGTGACATTGGGTACAACTAATGCCATAGCACCAACGAAAGCAGAAGCAATAACTGCTAAACAAACATTGCAGGTTCGCACACTCGCCAAGTATGTGAACGCAGATAGCCTTACTGACCATCAGTTGGTAGAACTGCTCAGCGCAGTTGGCTTCAAAGGTCAAGACCTTAAAGAAGCATGGGCTATTGCAAAAAAAGAATCACATGGTAATCCGCTATCTCACAACGGTAATCGTAAGACAGGAGATAACTCCTATGGTCTATTCCAAGTAAACATGCTTGGTTCATTGGGAGAAGATAGGCGTGATAAGTTCAATTTGGTTTCAAATGCCGAACTGTTCAACCCTGTGGTCAATGCCCAAATCGCTTATCACATGAGCGGTGGAGGCAAAGATTGGAGCGCATGGAAAGGACTTAAAACTAAAGCCGTAAGGTTTTGGATGACAAAGTTCCCGACTGAGGTGCAAAAGTCGTAGCCAAAGCAAAAGCCATAGCAAAAGCAGGCGCATAATAGGAAGCCCCATCAGAAATGGTGGGGCTTTCTTATTTATGGTAAAGTGAAAGCCTTAGCAAAAGGAGTAGATATGGGCGCAAAAAAGAATCAACTAAAGATTGATGCTGCATTAGCAGCACGACAAGCAGCACACAAAGGACCTGGTGGTAAACTTCCTGGTTCTAGAAACAAAAAGAAGACTGGATATCAAAAAGTAGCACCGCTTAATAAGTAAAAGAAGAAGTTATAACCCCGATAGCCCAAAACTATCGGGGTTTTTCTTTATCCTATACTTATGTCAATTCCTTTAGATGCGTCTTATCACGCAGGTGACCGTTCTTTTCAACGGGATGTTCCTTACCGTTTAGCAAAAGACACTGTAGAAAAAGGAAGTTCAGAAATCCAACAAAACGGGTTAATACTTCACGAACGCCGTGACCCAGACAACATTGACCATGTAATCAAGGTCATCACAACTCCTCACCCAAAGAAGATTGTTACAGTCATCCGAGATAAGACTCGTCCATTTGCGGAAGAGAAAGCCTTAGCAAAAGCCAAAGCAGGAGAAGAAGGCGCAATAAAAGCTAGCAAAGATAAGTCAAAGGCTAATCGGAAAGCACAACTTGCTAAGAAACGTGCTCGTACACCAAAGCCAAATAAATAACTAAGCGTTATCTTTTATTAACTTCACTTCACACGCATCAGTGGTGCAATAAGCCTCACCAATCGCATCAGCAGCCATACCTGCATATACCCCAAATAAATCAATAGGGAACAAAGTCATGCGACCTTGCTCATATTCTTCAGCAGTGATTTGTGTGTAAGGCATCTGTGGATAGACGGTGTTACCCATAGGTAGGAACGAAACAGTCTTCAATTGACCATCGTGCATGTGAAGGATTGATGCAATAGCATCACCTTCTTTTTCAGGGTCAAAGGTAACAGTGACAGATACAGAGTTGTCTGACCAGTAGCGTTGTACCACTACAGCCAAAGCAACCTTCTCATGAACTGAAACTTCTTTTTCTGCTCTTTTAGCGTTCGTTTCAATTGGGAAGAATACAACGCTAGTTGTTTCAGGAGATTCAGATGCAGGTTCTACTCTGTAGTTAGCCATTTTAAATAAAGGCAACATTGGGTCAGAGTTAGCAAAACGAATTGCTCTGTTAAAGAACTTACCACCTGATGCCCAATGAACTCCAGGAGATTCTCCAGCAAGGATAGATACAGTTCCACTTGGCTTTACTGTTGTCATCTTGATTGATTGACGGATTCCAAGCCACTCTGAGTAAGACTCGTCATACTTCTTTACAACTTCATACCCGCTATTTAACCAATCACGCAATACAGTCCACCCATTGTTATCTGCAAAATTTGCAATACCAGAAATAGAAGTTCCAATACGGCGATTGCGTTGCATGATTGCGTTTGTTTCTTCCCAGTGAGTGGGTAGAAGAGTTACAGTCTTGGCATAGAGATAAGCAAACTTCAATGTTCTTTTGAAGTCTTCCAAATCTTCGTGGCGATTTAAATAGGTTTCAACAAGTGTGCAGCACTCATACGATTCAAGAGATTGTTCAGCACAAGGGTTGTACCCAGCAATACGCCAATCTTTATTGTTAGGTGGGTCAATAAGACGACCATACTTACGAGATACATCCATCCATACAACGCCAGGTTCACCGTTGCGAACAATGCCATCAATAATCTTTGAGAAATCTGAACCAACCTTTGCTTCTACAGAGTTATTAGACATCCAAGCCCAGCCAGGATTTGCAGGGTCATAAGAATTGCGCTCAGGAAATACTTCTGGGTTCTTAAGGTTTAAGAAGGTATCATCATCAATTTGACCAATAAGAAGTTCAGCACTACGACGGACGTTGCCTGAAACAACGCAGACACCAATCATGTTGCCAATATCTGCTATATCTGTACGTGTCAGTTTCTGTCCTGCACGACCAGCAAACATTTTATTGATGTGGGTATGCAATCTTAGAAGTGGCTCATGTCCTGCTGCGGTTCCACCGAAGGTTTTGATGGGAGAACCCGCAGGGCGTATCTCTTGGTAATCAAATATTGGAGCCTTTGTATCTGGCTTGAGGTAGGAATTGATGAGGGAGGCTGTAGATTCAAACCATCCTTCTCTGGTGTCAGGGATTTTGTATTCATAACTTTCTTTTGGTTCATAGATTGTGAATTCCTTTTCTGCGCCTTTGTCATCAAAGCCAACACCTACTCCAAGCATTGATGCTTCCATGAGGAAAGCAAATGGCTTTGCTGGGTCTGTCTTGACCATTGAACCTGTTGATACGAACGCACAGTTTTGTAAGGCTGCTGAGTTGCGTTGTTCATTAACAAGGGGAGTACCCATTACCCATAGTCCACGTCCAGGTGGAGTCCACTTCAGATTGAAAAGACGGTCAAATGCTTCTTTTGCTGAGGCTGCTGCCTTGGCATCAGACCAAGGTAGTCGTTGACTTTTGGCGTGGTCTTTCTGAAGGGAGTACATGCCGTTGATGACTCGCTCACAGACGTCAACCCATGTTTCTTTAGTACCATCTTCCTTCAGCCGTGAATAGGTGCGTAAAAAAGTAATCTCCCCCACTGAATTTCCAGCGGCATCCCTGTACCCAAAAGGAGCCTTCTTGTCTTTGTAAGAGGCTACGAATTCGTCAGTTAATTCAAAAGAAAACAATCCCATTTCTACATACCATTTCTACTAAAGTCTAAATACCCCTAGAGAGGGAGACCTATTGTGACGGAGCGAAACCTATCACGCACTTGTTAACTTGGTTGACCAGAAAATATCTCAGTACAGGGTGAACCCTGTTTCATTATTAAGAAGTTACTGTTATCAGATACTTAATCTTCTATAGAAGATTGGATAATCCTTGTAACCGTATCTTCTTTTAGGGCTTCAGGTAACTCTCTTAGAGCTTGAGCTTTGTCACCAAAAATAGCCGAAAGAACTCCACCTGCTCCTTGACGCTGAGCTGTGATTTGAATGAACTCTTTGTCCGATGCCATGTCGTTAACTTCTTTTACCATTTTGATGAGGCGGTCAACTTCTTGGGAGACGTTAGGGTCTGCGTATCCACCATTCATTTCTTCAGCAAAACGCATAAAAGCGACTCTTTGACCCTGCATTTCAATCATTGAGGTCATCAATGCTTTGAGTTGGTCTTTGGTTTTGACTTCAATAGGAAGGTTGAAGGCACACGTATTTTGGGGTTTGAAGGCTGGGCAGTTAGCGGCTACAAAGCATGTATCGCATTGTCTTAAAGAAGATTGCTGGGTTTGGACTACGGGGATGTCCATCAAAATATCTTTGCCGTTGTCATCTGTCTCAACGACTGTCTTCATTTTGTACCCAAAGACAGGTAGGTTTTGGACCTCTGAAGGGTCTCTTTGTACTACTTCTTGGCGTTCAACTTTCCGCATCTCAGAACCACTGTTATCAGAAAGGTACCCCCCCAATTCCATCATACCTGACATGAGTGGTGTCTCACTGTTATCAGATACTTGGTCTTTTTTGCCACCTTCAATGATGTGTAAATCAGGGGTTTTCTTATCCATGGATGACTCCAACTGTAGGTATGACCAGACTGCAACTCTAGTCGCTTCAAGGGTGTTATCTTGGCTAAACCCTAAATAGTCTAGCCCTGCCTTCTCCACAATACTCTTGTAACGAGGGCGTGCTTGGTCTTTCATACGTTTGGGATAACGTTTAATTTGGGCGCCATCCCACACAATAGTTTCGCCTCTTCTCATGGGCGATAACCATGACAATGTGCTGGCTGATGCAAATGGTATCTGCCTAATGTTGTCTGGCTTGGCACAGGCTAGGGCGTGGTACTGGGTTCCAAAGAGTCTTTGATACCCCCGTGTAAGGGCTGCAAGGCTGGTTACAGACTCAATTTCATCGTTAGGTATCACCACGTTTTTATACTTCTCAGACATCACCTTCAAGGATGGTAGCCCGTATTCGTCGTGCCAAACCACCCAGAACTTTGGGTCATGCTCATAAAATGGGCGTTGGGCTTCAACCCAATCTTTGCCTAAAATCAAAGAGTCAAACTCCATGAATGCTGTAGCTCGTTCACTGTTATCAACCAGGAACTCTTGGTAATCAGCGGCTAAAGAAGTTAATTCTTCTTTTGACAGTCCTGCTTTATCAGCTTGAGCTGCACCAGATTCAATGAAGACTTTTGTAGCTGGGTCAAAGTGGTCACTAATCAACCATCTTTTGGTGGTAGGCAAACCTCTTTTGCGTAAAGTCCAAAAGTTGAGTCCCATCAACTCAACTTTAGCGTTAAAAAGAAGATTGCGATTTGAGCCTACTTCAGCTCCGCTAAAGATGATTCGCATTAATCAGACCAGAGTTCAGCTTCTTTAGGTTTTTGCGCTTGTTCAGAACGGGCTATGTTCACACGGTTAATAGACTCTTCAATGTCTGACCAACGCCGTACTTTGCGTGGAGCATCTGGACGATTTTCTACAACTGCAAATCCAGGGTGGCTAAAGAGAAGTGCGGGCACTCTCTGTTCTTCAAAAACCCAAGCACACATAGATGGGTCAGCATCTACATACATCTCAATGGGAGCTCTAGAACGTGAAAGAACAAACTGTCTCTTCTTTAGCTCTTCGCCTTCCAGTGCAAAAGAAGAGTCAATCAAATCGTCATAGTTGATGATTCCATGAGTTTGTAACCAGTGTTTCGCATCTTCTTCATTGCGAGAAGTCATAATGGCTACACGGTTATTTATATTAAGGGCGTAATAAAGTGCCACTCCTGCACGGATTGGTTCCCCTGATTCCGAACTGAGTACGCCGTCTAGTGATACGAGTATGTTCATAATTAATCCCAGTCTGGGGTATGTTGTCCCTTTTTTAATTTAACGACGTTTTTATCTGCTGATTGTGCCCAAGCATCCCCAGCTTTACTTCTTGAAGAACTGTGGGAAGGAGAATTTGTTTTGGTTGATTTTGCCCTAGTTTTTCCAAAATTTAACATGGCAGTAGCCACACCTTTTCTACGATGACTTTTATCAACTTCTACCTTATGTATTTCACCTGTTTTTTTATTCCATTGAAGTACTCCTACTTCATTACCACGTTTAGTTGAAGCAACTACAGAATGCCATGAGTACGATTTATGAGCATTTATAAACTCTAAAGAATAATTTTTAAACTGCTTTTGGTTTAAATCTCTCATCCTTTTGCCCTATACGTTGCTGCTCTGCGAATAAGAGTCTGAGTATCTGGCAGTACAACACCATAAGTGTCTTCTGCCTGTTGTGTTTTGTATGCTGACCAGTACTCAGACAGTTTCTTTAGGGCAGGTACAGTTCCATACTTCTTTCCAGCCTGCCACCTATAGTTATAAAAATCAGAATATCCTTGACCTTCTTTACGGAACGCAAACTTTCGTGCGCCATGAATATCGTCATATAATGCTGATGCTTGGGTAAGGGCTGCATGTAAACGTGCCTCTGCATTACGACGTGCTGGGTCATTCTGTGCGCCCTGTATGTCTGTAAGCGCCTTTGTATACCGTGTAACAATTTCTGTGGCTACAGATAGGTCACGCTTTGCGACTTCATCCCATACACGATTCTCTGGTGCCGTTGTTTGTGCGGGATGGACAGTCCACTCGTTATGTGTAAGGTCGTAGGCTGCATAAGGATTGATAGAACGAATATCTGTTGCTCCTGGATTTACATAGAATGTAACTTCAAACCCATTCCAGTTTTCTGTTTCTGGTTGTAGATGTTCACGGAAACCTTCGTTGAGCATACGGCTAATTTCTACGTCACCAAGTCCTGCATACTCTGGGTGTGCTTTACGGAATTGAATATAGTTAATACCAATGAGAACATCTAAGTCACCTGGTTCACGTGCTGCTGACCATTGGTATGAAACTCCAGAACCTGCAATCCATACGTGTGTCCACAAATTAGGATGACGATACTCTTCATTTAAAAACCCAAAAAGAAGTTGTAACAAACCATTACGTACCCAACCCTTAAGAGTTGTTCCTGAGAATAAACGAGGGTCTAACTCTGTTTCAGGGGCAGAAAAATAGGATGTTGGAGAACCCTGAACGTGAACAGGATTTGAGTTACTTCCTAGGTTTTTAAACATACCCTTAGTTTAAGGGGGTATCTATGCCTCTATCGCTTAAAGCGTTAATAATCTTTGACTTAATCTCTTCTGCGGCATCTTTAGGTTGCAAATTTGCAAGAACAGTTCTGGCTACACGGTCAGCCAACAACTGTTGTTCTATATCCTCAGTAGTGATTTTGCTGGCATTGTAGACGTCATACGTTGTGGCTGTTCGTTTGACTTCAATAGTAAGCGGCTCATCTGCTTTTAATAAAAACGTCTGTAAAGTTCCGTCTTCATTAATTACTGTAACGTAACCTGTGTTGTATTTTTCGGTTTCCATAATTAATCCAATCCTAGTAATTTGCGTTTGCGTTGTGCTACGCCAATGGCTACAGGGCAAAAATCACAAAGATACGTCTTTGGACCTGCTTCATCTTGATACTTTGCCATACCTTCGGCTTTACGTTCTTTGACAGTATTAGGGACAAGGAGTTTGCCTTTGTCATGCCACTCTGAACATCCGTCTTTAGGTTTGTTGTGTTTCTTGTAACATTCCATGGCTCCTTCCATAAAATTGGAACGAGACTCATAAAACTTATCGTCAATCTCATCAAGACCTGCAGAACCTCCGCCTTTAATTTGGCGAATAATTTCTTTTTTAGACTCTGTTTTTGCCCATGCTCTTAAAGGAAGAACAAACAACTTACCTTTGTGTGGTTCCCCTGATGGGAACACGTGTGTCTCACAAGCAATAGCCAGTAAGTGGTCTTGTTCTGGAACTCCATCGTATGGTGGAAGTTCCTCCAATGTTTGGCAGACAAGACAGTACAACAAACGAAACATTGGTTCATCTGGTTTTTGCTCACGTTGCCCAAGCAATGGGATGTTACTCATTGTGCTCCTTGTAGTAGTCCGAATATCCTAACAGATTATTTATTCCAAAGAGCCTGTTCTTCTGCGTCTGCTTTAGCTTTGCGTTTTTCTGCACGACGTTCCATCGTCTTTTCACGCTCACTCTTAACGCCAATTGCACGGCGAGTAACTGCTTGTTTTTGAGCAGTAGTTGGGCTGTGGAATACGTCTGGATAATGCCATCCACCTTCGTGGTGAATTGCTAACGGGGTATCTGAACGTGGGTCATTGACTGTGTAATCAGGATTTTTTAATGCGTTTATTTGTTCTGCAAATTGAGTTCCATGCACCCAGCCGTGAGAACGTGGTCCACCTTCGTGTCCTTCAAAATTATTTCCTTTAAATGGAACACGAGCTGCAATAAGCGGACCAGCATTACGGTTAGAAGTTCTTTTAGCCATAATTATTTACCTATAGCTTTCTTTGCTGGTGCAGATGGCATAGTTGGTTTTGGTTTGCGAGGAACGCTTGCTCCGCCAGCATCTGGACCTCTTTTATTATTAAAACTAGAACCTTTTGTAGCTGGTTCAGATACTTGTGTTGGTTGACGATGTTGGTCATTTGCACGGTTAGGAACGGTTGCTCGTGCCCAACGTGCTGACCAATTTGCTGCTGCGCTTTTACCCATTGCTAAGCCTTTGCTCCGTCGTGACCTTCAGTAAAGTTACGGTTTTTGCGAGCATCTTTAAGATTGCGTTCTAACGCACTATTTCCACCCTTAACAAGTTTGCCACTTTCAATAACGCCAGTAAAAAGACTTGGCCTATTTCTTGCTGAAGTTGTTCTATTTTTTTGATAAGAAATTGCTGCACCAGATATTCCCCCACCTTTGTATTCTACTGTACGGTAACGAGAATTTAAAGTGGTGGCTTTACCAGTTGTAGTGTCAATTTTTACATTTTCTGCTGCGTTACGTTGTTTAGTACGTATCCTTTGTTGGGAAGCAGTAATTCCTGAACCAAAGTCACGTTGTGTTGCGGCTTTGTTACGAAGTTCTCTGCGAGCTTCCGCATCACCTTTACGAATGATAGCCATGACTACTTACCGTAATTCTCTCTGTGTAATTTAATTGCTTCTTTTTTGGTGTATCCCATGTAATTTGTAGAATTTAATACACCATCTTGAAAATGAGACAAGCGATAACTTCCTGATGGTTTTACTTTTTCTACAGAAATTTCTGCAATCTTTAATTTCTTAGCAGCTTTTTTCTTAGGTTTTGAATTACCAGAATCCAGCAAATTACCAATAGCATTTGCAAGTGGGACAGCAGGCTTAGATTCCATGATTATTTTTCTTTCTTGTATTGAATTTTTTGAGATGATTCATCATATGGTCGTAATTCTGTATATGCCCAAGATGTTTTTCCAGTACGTTCTGCATGAGCATTAACCGCCCTTTTCATTGCTGAACGACCTTGACGACTTCCCAAATCGTGATGACGAATTGCTTGATTATCTGTACCTACACCACCATTAGTAATGTAATATTTTGTACGATTACCAGCACGATTAGGAACTTTAGCCATGGTTACTTACCTGGGTTTACCTTTGCTGGGTATTCAGAAGTAACAAATCCATATCCATAAAATGGATGGAGTGATTGACGGTTATCAAGTGTTGCTTCATCTCCAAGACCAGGAATTACTTCTGTGTCTGGGCGAGCTTTACGGTACTTGCCGTCTGTTGCGCCTTCGTCAAGTGACTTGTTCATTGAGCGTGATGAGTTAACTGCCATTATTTCATTCCTTTACGATTGGCTTTGTATTCGTTCATAATCATTCCAACAGTTCCTTTTTTATCATGAAAACCCGTTGCAAGTTCATACGCTTTTTTGCGAGAACCTGGAGCAATTGAAGCAACGCTATTAATCATACTTCTAGAAACATTATCTGGTTTGTAATTTTTTGGTGCAAGAGAGGGCCCGTTAGCAGCTTTAAGTGCACGTCTATTTGAACGACGGTCGTTGAATTCCATCAGTTACCTCTTTGTCTCTGGGCTCTCTGTACTTCCATACTTCTGCCTTCGGATAGTCTATCGCCAATGGCAGCAGTAATTTGTGTTATAACGCTATGAGAATCATGCTTTGGGTACATGGTGTGGTGCGCCATAGCCCCTAATGCGTGATGAATTGTTGGGTCCATCCCCAAAATTGTAGGATGAATGGCATTAAACGCTGCAACGTGTTCGTGGTATTCAGGGGTGCCTTTAGTTGCTGCCATTCCCCGCAAATGTTCCATTGCTTGGCTCACTGCTGGGGCAATAACTTTGTGAGGTACTGCTAATCCTTTAAGTTTTTTTGTGGCTTGTTCACCTTGGGGTTTTGATGGGTCAACAAAAACTTTTTCACGACGTGCCCCAGCTCCTGGAGCAAGGGTGCGTGGTTTACTTGGTTCAAATGTTTGTACAGCGGGTAATTCTGTGCGTTTAAATTCTTCTGGTCGTCGTTGTCTTGCACGACCTGTGGCTGCATCACGTACAACAGTTTTAGTAAGTTTTTTTCTTTTGCGAGTGCGACTTTCAGTGGGATTTTTTTCTGTTTGAACAGCTGTAACTCCACGTTTTAATTCAGTTCTTTTTGGAGGACGTAAACCTTTTCTTGCTAAAATTTTGCCTGTACTTACTACTGGTCCTTTTAATTTAATTTTTGGTGCTGCTGATGGTCCTTGGTCTTCTTGTCCTGCAACACGTTCGGTACCCTTTATTGGAGTAGTTTTTACTTTAGCATTAACATCTGGTTTTCCAGTAGTTGTTGATTCACGACGTTTTTCTTCTGATTTACGAGCAGATTCAAGTGCAGCTTGAGTTTCGGCAGCAATTTCTGCTTTACGTTCAGGAGTTAACGGATTTGGTACTTCTGGTTTTTTTCTTGCCATGTTTAAACCATTTTCCGTTTTACACGGTCAGTCATTTTTTGAGAATAGCAACTAACGCACATACCTTTGCTATACAACGCCTCTACTGGATTCATAACAACACCACATGCTGGGCATGGTGAAGAACCTTTATATAGGGTTGCATTCTCTGCAATTTTTCGTGCCTGCAACTCCATCATCTCTGAGCCATCTCCATCAAACATTATTTGCTCCCTTGCTTAATATTGTGTTGCATTGATACTGCACGGTTTGGTACTGGATTTGACAATGATTTTTCAGTATGTTGTTTTTGACTAAGAACAAACGCTTTTAGTGGTGCACGAAGATAACTCCGTTGAACTGCTTTAAGAGCTTTATACACCGTGGTCACCGCCACAATACTCGCATCCTGGATAAATAATTTTTTCTAATCTTTCATATCTGCCTTGAAAAGAATCACGATGTGTTTGATATTGATGCATCCTTAACGCATATTCTTGACGTTGTTTGTTTTCTTCCCGAATTGCTAAACGGTTAGAACGAAGGTCCATACGTTTTGGTGTGTTAGGCATTAGATACCTCCCAAATCATTACGAGCAGTTGCGCTAAATCCTCCAGGACCACCTGAGAACCAAGATATGCGTGGTTCGTGATACTGGCGGTCAATTGTGACGACATCTTCAATACCAGGTGAACGACGGTCTCCATACCCATATCGTTCTGGGAATAAACGAATCTGTGGCAGTGGTGGACGAACCATTGCTTGAATGTCTTTACCAGGAATGTTCATAACCATTAATGCTTGGGACGTTAAACGTTCCATGTTTGTTGACCATGGGCCGTTGTATTGCCAACGCTTTGCTACTTGGTCAGGTTGTACTGGTGCACGCCATGGTTTTGTGTAATCGTAATTACCGTCAAATTTTTGCGTCATTAGCGCCACGCTGGTTTCAAATAAGCAAGCATTGCTTGACGACGTTCGTTAATTTGTGCTGGTTCTGTTGCAATGGTATTTGCTTTACCATCATTAACAAGGTGTGGTGCTGGCTGCAAACTAACCTGTGGTGCTCCACGCATTGTCTGATACACATTAACGCCATTAATATTTACTTGGGCAGCTTTCATTTGGCGTTCAATACCAGACATATCTGACAAACCTTCAGGCCAAAAGTACATTGATGGCTCAATACGTTCACCTTTGTGAACACCACGCTGGTATGCCTTTTGATTGACACGGTTTTTAATTGAGTCTAATAGACGGTCATCACGACGTGAGCGGATTGTTCCAAGATAACCATCTGGATACTCTGCT